CGGTTGAGTTGGATTTTCATATTTAAATCCTAAAAGATCTAGACCTTTTGTGTAAGTATCTTCCCACGCTTTTCTAGAAGATTTGTATTGATTATAATTTTCTACTAATTCAGAACCTAATTTTCCTAAAACTTGTTCTGGTAATAATTCTGCTAAATTATCAAAATGGCCTTCTCCTCCAGGTTGGTTAACTGCTTCTGGATCAAAATTAATTGTTGCACTACCATCTTCTTCGGTTGTAACTTGAACATCATCAGGACCAACTTGTTCATTAACAGTTTCTTGTTCAGCAACTGCTACTTCTTCTTCGCCAGGTACTTTAATTTCAGTATTTACGTTTGGTAATGGTTTGTCTATTTCTGCCATTTATATTCTCCGAGTTCTTTATTGTTGTAACTTGTTTTGTAGGAACATTCAACCCTTGTGAGTCAGGTCCTTTTAAAGGTGGAATTTCCTTCCACTTAACGTGTTGCATATTTGCAACAAGAGTTTTATTCTTCACTAAACATACCTCTTTTCTTTTTGTAATCGTCATACATTTCATAACCACTAATACCAGCAGATATTGCAAGACCAGGTAGACCAAAAAATCTACTTCCTATTCTTAAAGCTGCAGGACTAATTCCAAGTCTCATTGCTTTTGCAAGTCCAGGACTTTTTAAACCTTTTGTTGCAAAGTCACTTGCATATCCTGCAAATGCTGGACCTAAATAGTTAAATGGGTTAGTTGCCATTTCTGCTAACGAATCACCTTCTTGTATTTGTTCTGCTAAATACAAAGGTTCAGTTGCAAGTAGTCCAAGTGGTGTAGCTGCTGCTGTTAAACCTCTACCTACAGTTTTTAATGCAGTTTTAGTTATACCAGATTTAGTTGCACCTAACGCACCGCTTCTTGCAGCTTCAATTGTTGAAGGTGCAACTGCTGCTGTACCTGCTACAGTTACCGCTCCTAATGTTGGTAAGTAAGCATCTCCTATTGGTGCTTCTTCTACAGGTGTGTCATCTAACGATCCTGTTATCATATCAATTAACATATTTTTTTGTTGGTCTTCGTTAGATAAATAAGTTGTTGGGTCATCATTCATAAATGTTTTAACAGCACCGGCTCCGGCAGCACCGACCGCGGCTAAGGCACCGAACTTGCCACCTTTTTTTGCAATGTTAAGAAAACCTGTTGCTAATGTTTTAAATTTACTAGGACCTTGTTCTGCCACCCTAGTAATAGTCTCATTAGGCATTTCGTTAAGAGCCTGTCGCATTCGATCACCGCAACCTCCTCCAGCAAGTCCCCCTCTCGCCAATCCAAAAATAGAACAGATATTATTATCATCTAGATTTGCTGCTGTTTGTAATTGAGATTTAATTTTATTAAACCTTTTAGTAAGTTGTTCTGGTGTTTTATTAATACCTCCTTCAGGGGCTTGTATTAAACTTTTTACCATAGGGTTATCTAAATTATTTTCAGCAAAAACCATAAATTTTTTTGTGTTATTTAAATATGGTTTAACTTGAGTAAAAGCTTTGGCAGACTCGTCATATTGTGAAATTAAACTGGGGGTAATTTCTAAATTAGGCATTTGTCTTCTAAGACTAGAAAAAATATCATCATCAGGATTTTTTAAATAATTTTTTAAAAGAGTAGAAGTGTACTTTGCATTTTCAAAGGGGGTTACTTTTTGAGCTGTTCCAGGACCCCACTCTCCAGCAGATAAAGTAGCTTTTTTAATATTTGTAATAGGTCTAGGATTTTTGTTTTTATCAAAATCTATATACCCTATTTCATAACCTCCTGTAACCTTTTTAAATCGTTTTTTAAGTTTATCTATCCCCGTTCGATATTCATCTAAAGTTATTTCATCTGCTAAAAAAGCATTTACCAAACCTCTTTGCAAATTATCTATTTTGACTTTAGCAAAATTTAAATAAGGAGATGTTCTTGACCCAGTTAATTCTAAACCAGCTCTAGTTTCTGCATCAAATAAATTTTTACCATTTATTTTTCTATTAATTAAGGTTCGTGGAAAAGCATGTTCAAAAACAGTTCCTTTATCAAAAAATTCTCGCACAGCTATTCTTGGTCTAGTAAAAATATCTTTAACTCGTTGTTTATCTAATATTTTCTTTTTAACTAAAGTTTCTTCTACTGTTGCAATGGTTCCACCTTTAATTCTTTTAATTTTTTTAACTAAATCATTTGAAATATTAAAACGAGGTTTATTTGTTTCTGGATTAACTTTATTATTTTTTAAAGCAGTCATAGCGCTATTAAATTGTTTTTCAGTTAAGTTCACAGTAGGATGATCTCTTATTTTTGTACCTGTTGTAAGAGTAGGGTTTTTTTTCATAGCTTTTAAAATTTTTTTTGCATTCTCAGTGACATGGGGTTGTTGAGCCGCCCCTTTACTCAATAAAAGCTTGTAGTTTAATTTGCCGTGTTTACCACTATATGTATCCTCAATAGTATAGATATAAGTATCAGCTACTCCCAATTTTTTTGCTACGTCCACTCTAGTAAGATTAGGATTTTTTTTGATTTGTTTTTGCATATCTAAATAGTCCTGTTCCGTAACTTTTTGAGTAGTAAGTTTTCCTCTTTCTTCTAAAGTTTTAAGTTCTTCTTTGCTAAATCCAGGAACTCCTTTTACAAAATCTCTAGTTTTTAATTTAGGTTTGATGGACCTTTCGATTCCTCCATACGTAGGAATATCCATTTGATAAATTGGTGATTTAGGATCTGTTACTTCTTCTTTTAAAATTTTTTCTATAACAATAGAACCTTTATCTTCTAAAAGTAAATCTTTAATACGTTGAATAACTTTAGCGTCAAATAGAACAGTTCCGACCATTAGACCTCCAGGATCTTAGCTAATCCGCCTTTGGCAAAATCTTGTACTTCATCGATAAACCGTGCAGTAAATCTATCGAATCGTGGATTGTCAGGTTTTAATCCTGCAGCGTCTTCTACTTTTTCTAAAACTCTTTTAGTAAAAATTAAAATTTCTTCGTTAGACGCATTAACGGGTAATGCTTCTGCAATTCTTGGACCAAAGTATTTTTCAACTATTAAAATAGGGTCACCTGCAAGCCCACCACCGCCTTCAGTAATATATCTTACATCTTCTGCAGATATAACGTTGTTTAAATTTACTTTACCAAATGCAGCTGTTCCTACATCCATTTCATCTTTTTTTAATGCCTCTACTAAAAATTCTCTAGCTGATGCACGTTTACCCGGCATGTCACCTTTGTTTGTCATTACAGTTCTAAATTGTTTTGCAAGTTCAGGATCAGATTTAGCGAGCTCTCTAATTGTTCTTTCAAATCCTGCAAAGCCTTGTTCAACCGGCGCTGCAATATCATCTGCTCCGCCACGTGAACCTGGTGGTGGTAAGTCGTCTATGTTTAAACCTGTTTTTAACATCTGTTTTATTTGGTCATCAGACGCTGTAGGAAAATTACCTCTTAATTCTATTTCTGCATCAGACATTGAGTCTGCTAACTTTTTACCCTTTTCTTCTAATCTTAGACTTGCAGCTATTTCAGAGTTTGGATCTATGTCATCAAAACCACCTTTTCTTAAAGCACCTAAACCTTCTGCATCTAAGTTTCTTGTTATAGTTCTTTCAACTCCAGTCTGTGTTCCAAGGTCAAT